TTGATTCATTGTCTAGTTTTAAAATTTGCTTAAATATCTGATGTAGCCCTGTGCTTGCAAGTCCACTAATCATACCGCTTGCAATCGCTACAAGTGTGATTGCGTGAGCGTTGATACAGCCTAGCACTGCTCCCAATATCGTGACTGTGAGTGGTATGTACTTGTTGTCGGTCGGTAGGAACTTTTTCATCAAATAGCCTACAACCAAACAAACTGCGATAACTAGTGGGATGTAAAGATTTGTTAAAAATTCAAGATTCATGATATACCTCCTTGTCTTGAAACAATAAAAACTAATTTAGCTCAATATTCTCTATCTCGGCTCTTACCTCTAAACAATAGAGGTATTCTCCCATTGCGGTCTTTTGCTTTTTTAGTAAATCAATAGGACAAGACGGAGTAAATTCAGATGTGCCAGCGTCGATTTTTACTACGAGTTTATGTAACTTGAGATAGCGTTCTTTTGTTTGGTAATATTCGGCCTTAAAACGCTCTTTAAAGTCCTTACTGTTCATTAACTCGACTGTTTCCAATAGATTCATAATGTATCTCCTTTCAATATAAAAGGGAGCGTTATTGCTCCCTAATTTAATGCGTTTTGAATAACTATTGTCATTCCTGAGCCTATTAGCACGGATATGATAGCTTGTACAACTGCGTTCCACCTCATTTTAGGAACTTGCTCAAGTGCATTGATTCGTTCGCCTTGCTCGTTGAGTTCTTCCTGATGTGCGTCCATCTTTTGCACCATTAACTGTAAGCTAACATTCATCTTCTGAAGTTCGGATGTCATATTCTCAAGTGAGTCCATCCTCTTTTCAAGTGAGATGATTCCGTGAGTATGCTCTTCTAGTTTTTTTATGTCGCTTTCTCTGCGTCTATAACAATCTTCGCTTGTGAACTGTTCCATATGCCCTCCTATTTTACCCTTCTGCTCTGCATAGATATTTGATATAGAGGTAAGTAGCTGGATTATTTCCCTCTGCTGTGACATTAGCTCCTCCGATGTGTCTAGCACTCAAAGTCACCTCTGCACCAGCTGTCAGTGATACCACCTTCGAGGCAAGTCCAATACCTCCGCCAGCCCTTGTTGTGATAACTGTTGATGCAATTTCATTACCATTTGACTTGACGTAAATACCATTAAACGGAGATGCCGAAGTATCGTTATCAAAGTAGACACCAGCACTGATTTCATACAGTCCTCCCTCGCTGACTTTGATTGCACCATTGATGAGCGAAAACACATCGCCACTTGAAAACAGTGCGTTATTGAGCTGAAATGGTGTGATAACACCATTCTTCATGAGAATTATATTTTGCGTTGAGTTTGCTTGCATAAACGACCCAACAATTCCCTTAGCCTTAAAGAGTTCATCAGTGTATAGCTGATTTCCAGTTGCCTTGAGACTTACATTGCCAATTTTGAGCTCAGGTACATAGATTACATGCGATGAGCTTAGTCCGTCTCTGTCAAATACAAACGACTTGCTACCATCATGCATTCCAGCATTGACACCACCTTTAGGACCTATCACAAAAGATGGGCCTAGATTGATTGTAGCCACTGCACTAGTCATTGCTAGTCCTCTAGGTGATAGACTCGCTCTAATAGTTCCCTCTGCAGAGGTGTTGATATATCCGATATCAAGCGACTTATTAAGCGTGAGTTCCGACTCCTCGCTACGGATTACCACTGAATTTCCAAATGATGCATTCACACTCTGCCCATTTCTGATATTCACAGCCTCATTTGTGATAAGTACATTTGAGCCTGTCGCATTTTCAGGGGTTTCTGAACCATCTTGTAAGTCTGCAACCATGATGCCCTGGGGGGATGCTGTGATGTAGTTTGTGGCTGTCTTCTGTGCCTCTTCAACTGAAGTCCCTAGCATTGTGCTGATTGAGTCGATATCTTGTCTTAGTGTTTCGTCAACGATAGGATGCCATTGATAATCTGTGTAGTCGCTTGAAGGAGTCTCGACATCCTTGCCTAGTGCGATTCCTGTCCATGTATGAATACTTGAGTATGTGTGTGCAAAGTTTGAGCCTTTGTCATCACTTGCATATGCTATCCATGTATAGACTGACTTGCCATCCTTTCCGTCCTCTCCCTTGACTTTGTTCCATGTAAAGAGCTCAGGCTTGCTTAGGTCTACTGTCTCGCTTGCTTGTCCGTTGCTTATACCTAGATATGCTTTGCCATCTGCAGAGGATGATATTCCATTTCCGTGATTATCATCTGCATAAGCAATCCATGTGTAGAGTGGCTTAGGCCGTGGAAGAGCCTTGAGCTCGTTCGCAAGGTCAACAATCGACTGATAGATTCCACTATCTTGGATGAGATACTCGCCTAAAGTGGCCTTTTGCATTCCATCGTCGATAGATTCCTCCAGTTTGAGCAGTCTAGCCGATAGGTAGAGTTTTCCAGCCTCGTCAATGATGTTGATTCTATCGCCTATTGCAATATTCTCAGGAAGTTTATTGATGTCAATCTCGTAGTTCTCCTCAATATCTCTTATCTTCTTTAGCTTACCGATTGCGTGGCTACAAAGTGTCTTCTGTAACACTGTGTCATAGCTATATGTCTTTGTGATGTGCTTAAATGTCTGTGTCTTCTTTAGTCCGTCTTCTGATATGATCTCGCTTATTCTTCCCCACTTAGCAAGTGCAGTCCTTGAGCATAGTCTTCCATCTGCATCAACATAAAAGTCGCCATCGTCATATACATAGCCTTTCAAAGTGATAGGCTCGTTCTGACCTTCTGGAGTTCCACCTTTGACGATTAGAGCTGTTGCAAGATTCGATATAGACTTCTTCACAACGATACGATCTATATCACGATTCAGTCTGAGCTCCTCTTTTACATCCTTTCCTCTGCGTTTGTAGATGTTGATGTATTTGTGTGCCACTGTAAGCCCTTTGATGTCAAAGCTGTACGATACCTCTGCGTCAAATTGTTTTGACAAGCTAGCAAGCCTTTCAGTAACAGTCGCCTCTCCGTCCCAGCTGAGTTTCCTAGAGCGGTCTGAGATTTCATTAATACCTATCTCAAAGCCACTGTCTTTAGTCCACATCTCTATGTACCAGCTGATAGGCTTTGCCTCTGCAGAGGTAAAGGGTTCTGCTATCTCGTTTAATAGATCAAGTCCAGCATCTTCCGCATACACTTCGATATCCTGGTTCTTGGAGTCTTCCACAGTGTCGATGATGGTGTATACTTCATCTTTGCCATCCCTTGAGCATAAAAGCTGATTGCCAGTCGTTGTCATTTGCTCTAGCAGAGCCTTATTTTCGCTTGTATAAACGATTTTAAAGCCTAGAGTGGCAATACCTGTGTCCACTGCTTGAACCTTGCTGTCATCGGTGATTTTAAAGCCTTTGGATAGTTTGGTGGAGGCCATACCTAGTATGTTTAGTTTTTTATCTGCAAAATAGATTATCATTTAGATGTACCTCTCTCTGTACTTTAGTTTTATCTGTGCATTTTTTGTCCAGTCTGACATGGCTACATTGATGCGATTTGCTCCTTGCGTTAGCTTAAAGCCTTCCCAGTCATTGCCGATTGCTCCGTACTCAGGTGTTTCGAGATTGTTGACTATGATGCGTCCTTCGTCTCCATTCACTTTGATGTTGTCGCCTTGCGAAAACTTGTTTGGAATGTCGATGAATGTCGTCGTATGATCCTTAGTAAAGGTTAAATCATATAGCATATTCAGTCCTAGAGTCGGCTTATTACCATACGCAGCGAAAACGATGCTAATTTCGTTTACTTCTCTGTTGTCTCGATCTCTAATGGTTATTGATTTCTTTGTGCCATAGATATTAAAGGTCACCACTTCACCCACTTTGGTTACTGTGCATGTATTTGATGCGTTCTCAGAGGCTCCAGTCTTTAGGTTATCCCAATCAATTGGAACATCAGGACCATACGTGGAGATACCTACGTCTCCCTCGAACATCCTTGTCAGTGCGACTCTAGGAGCCTCGTATGTTTCTATCGAAAAGGCGGTGACAAGATGTCGCTCTGTGCCAGTATTGTGACAAAAGAGCACATTGAAAGCACCTTGCTGATTAATGATATCCTTTGACAAACAGAACTTGTGTGAGAATGTGCATCTAAAATTCATAGCTCCAACATGTCCGCTCTTATCTGCCTTTACCATTCTAGTTATAGAAGGACCGTGGAATTTTGTTCCATTTCCGTAAGTCTTTGCTTGCACCTTATCTGCGACTGTGTCTAATGCTCCATCAATTACCACCATTCCATGTAGCGATGGTAGATTCTTCTCGTTAATCTTCCACTCACTTGCCTTGAATGGATTGGTATATCTTGATATGTCGATTAGTCTTTCAGATGGTGGCAATGCTATTCCGTCAATCTCTGACGGATTGCCTAGCTGAATAATCTTACCGTCTTGGTTGACAAATGCCATATATCCACATGACGATTCTGGTAAAGACACCTCAAAATGTGGGTGTGCTGGATAAGTACCATCATAGTTAAACTCAAAAACCTTGTCTTTGCTCGCAGTAACCACCTTTTCCGTAAGTGCGTATTTGAATGGGTCAAAGCATTTTATAGAGAATTTTCCCACGACTGCGTTACGACCAGGATCTATATCTTCATAGCTTGATGGAGTGCCGATGTAGTATCTATCCTTTTCATCGTCGAAAATAAGCTGTGCATCCTCAACATTTAAAACTGCGTTGAGTTTCTCAAAGGCCCTTCGATATTCCTCGTTAGTCTCTGCGATGAGCTGAAAGGTCACTGTGATGACTCTAGCTGGATACTTTCGTCTTCGCATACTAGTGCCATCAGCTCCACCTGTAGAGTATTCGTCTATGTCTGATAGCAATAACTCTCTGCCCTTTACATTGAGCGTCTTATAGCCTTTGACAAGCTCTTCGATGTATTTGCCATTTATTCGTAAGGCCTCAGAGGGTAGCATTGTGCTACCCTTTTCGGTCACGTCAGTAAATCTATACACGTCCGTGTCTCCTTCCTTCCCTCTTCTCTCGCTTGTTTAATTCCTCACGCATAGGGTCTGCGGTTGCCTTTGCGATTTCCTTGCCATCTAGTTCGACTGGAACGATCACTGTGTACCTTGCTACTGCATCATAGTCGTACTCGCTTGATAGGCTAGCAGTAGGTATACCAGCAAAGCTCATCTGCCTACCGATTCCAAAGCTATCAGCTATGCTAGAACCCATTCCGTCAACAGTCCTCTTTACTTTCGAAAATGAAGAGGTTAATCCCTTGTCAAGTCCGCTCATGATTGCGTTACCAGCTGGAATAAGAAGTCTCTTATCATATTCGATAGGACCTTTATGTTTCTTAATCCATCCAGCAATTCCTCCGACAAAGTTCTTTACCTTTTCAAATCCAGCTGTGAGTCCTCCCAAAAATCCGTGGATGATAGCTTTTCCTATGCTCTTTAGGTCAATCTTCGAAATTCTGTCGACGATTCCCTTTCCTAGTCCTAGAATTGCAGTAAATACTTCTGGTATAGCTTGTACGATTCCGCTGATTAGCTTACCGATGAGTTCGACACCCTTTTGAATGATTGTAGGGAACGCAGCGACAAATCCACTGACCAGCGACAGAATAATCTGTGCTGCCGCTTGTAGTATCTGAGGTAAGTTCTCAATCATGCCATCAACAAACTTCATGAGTGCATTAAATGCGGTCTCTGCTATCTGTGGGAAGTTCTGAGCAATGCCTTTGGCAAGTGAGGCAAGCAAGTTCATACCAGTAACGATTAGATCAGGTAGATGCTCAGCGATACCCATAACGAACTGTGATAGCACCTCGACTGCACTTGTGATGATGCTAGGTGCGTTAGCCGACAATCCATTGACAAGTGTTTCAATAATGGTAAAAGCACTCTCCAGCACGTTAGGAAGTAGCTGAGCTAGTCCACTAAGGAAGTTAATCAGCAATTGTGAACCGCTATTGATTAAATCGGGTAACTTGCTTGTTACTCCCTTTGTGAAGTTAGCTATTACTTCAGGACCTTTCTCAACTGCTATCTTTATCATGTCGTTGATTTTATCGCCATACGCATTAGCTAGCACACCTAGTCCAGCAATTGCTGTCGCAATTAAGGCGGCTGGAAGTATGAGCCTTAAGCCTAAGCCCATCATCTTAGTAAGTCCACTAGTTACTTTACCGCCTACTGCTCCAAATGCACCGCCCAAACGACCGCCCAGCACGGTGATTCTATTTGGAATTGCACCCATCATACTATCTAGCACTCTAGTTGACATTGCTGAGGCCTTTTCAAATGGTGAGTATATGCTCTTCCATATCCTGTTGCCTCGTGACCCAATGTCAAAGCGACCTGTGATGGTCTGCAGTTTAAATAGGCCCTCTGTTGCCTTGTCTAGTCCAGCTGGTATAGATTTGATGCCATGATTCACAAGTCCAATTCCGTCGCTTACTAGTCCAAAGGTTTGAGGGTTGAATATCTTACGCCCTACAAAAATACCAGCCATCGCTCCACCTACTGAGGCAATCTCCCTTAGTGGAGCTGGTAGTTTACCAGCAGATGACGCTAGTTCTTCCAAAACTCCGCTTAGGCCGTTTTTCTCGAATGCCTCGGTCAATCTGTCGATTGCGTCTGATAACTCGTTTGTAGCCGTTGTCACGACCTTAATGCCCTTAGCATTAAAGGCCATGAATGCCGGCTGTAGCTTGTTTGATATTGTCTCCTTTAGTCCGTCAAGTGCTTGTCCGATGTCCTTGTACTGTGTCGCCATCTTCTGTAGATCACTACCAGCACCAGCAGTCTTTTTGATAGCCTCGAAGAAGTCCTCAGTCTTAACCTTGCCAGCTTGTACATTCGCTATGAGCTCCGATGTGGTCATACCCATCGTCTTAGCGACTTTAGATATTCCAGCTGGTGTCTGCTCTAGCATGAGCTTGAAGTCCATCCATGATACATAAGGCTTAGCTGCCATCTGTACGCCTTGAACGGATAGTGTTTTCATAGCTTGTCGTGGGTTTTCCGATGCAGCTGCGATTCCACCGAAGGCTTTTACAAGGTCTTTTGACCCTTTGACACCTACTGCGTCAAACTGAGCGAACGTGCTCGCCATGTCGGATGAGCTGTATATGGTCTGCTCTGCATACTTCTGCAGTTCCTTTCTAGTCTCAGCGATTTCTTTCTTGGTGTGTCCATTCATTTGCATGTTAGCCTCAAAGTTCTGCCATGCCCTTGATGACTCTATGAGCTCATTCTTCATTCCACCAATAGCACCAGTGACTTTGTTGAACGCAGCTTGACCAGCACCAGCGAATAGTCCAAAACCAAAACCTCTCGACAGTCTCGACTGTAAGCCTAGTACACTTCTGTCTGCCTTTGCGAATGTGCTAGTAAAGTTTTTATCTACTGCTGATAGTATCGCTTTCACTGAATAATCAGCCATGTGTCTCCCCCTTTCCTTGTTTCATTATTTTTCCAATTGCAATCAGTCTGTCGTTATCTCTCTTGATTCCTCTTGCCTTGTCTAGTTCTGCCTCGTAGTCAAAAAAGCTGTCAAATCGTGCAAACACAGGCTTGATTCTGTCTTTGCCAGCTTTCTTCTTAGCGGATGCAGCAAAGTTCAAATAAGCTTGCCAGTGTAGTTTGTACTGCTCGTCTACTTGCTTGAGATTGTGAGCCTTTACTAGTAGCTGGTATTCAGGAAATGTCAGAGTGTTCACCTCTTCAATTCGCTTAAACCCAAAGAACCTAAAGCAGTCTATTGCAATCGCCTCGTAGATTTCCTCTATTGACTGAGCATTCCCATGAGTTCCTTCTGTCTCTGCTTGAGTGCCTTCTCTTCTTCCTCTGCCTCTTTCGCTGCCTTCTGTATCTTCAGAGTCATGTTCTTGGTACAGTTGGCTTTCGATAAAAAATCAAGCACCTCATCAAATAGTCCGTCGATGTCTGTATCTTCGCTCTCTATGTATGCCATGATGTCGCTCTTACTGATTCTAGGTGTTTCTGTCTTATTAGCGATTTCTAGGACTGTGAGCAGTGACTCAGGGTTCTTGTCAAGTATTCCGCTGATATTAAACGCAAGGCCAGCCTTTTCCTTATTCTTACTGCCGACTGTCTCCACCTCATAGGTTTTATTTATTTCAAGTAAAAAACCCATTCCAAACTTAAAAGAATAGGTTTTTCCGTTGATTTCAAGCTCCATTGTGTTCATTTTCTTTTCCTCTCTCAATCAATAGATATAATTTTTGTACAAAAAAAGGCGGTCTGCTAAACCGCCCTTACTCTTCCTCTATGCTCCAGCTGTTGTGTCCTTGAATATATAAGACGCAACGGCCTGCTGTTCATTTGTCACTGTTACATCACCACGAACGCCCGAACCATTGATGCCGAATGTGAGCGATACTTCGACCATATCCTCAGCCCCCGACTTGATCTCGAAGTTTGTGAGATATCCCTGAAAATATCTACCAGCATACTTGTTCGCACCTGTACCAGCCTCTTCAAGGTTAGCCTCCCAAATCTCAACGATTTCATCGTTGTCTAGTGCATCCTCAAGTGACTTGAGTAGCTTATCACCCTTTGAAAGGATTGATGTACAAGTGATTTCTGTCTCAGCGACTCCTGGAGTTCTTATCTTTCCGTCTTTTGTTGCTGTTGAGTCAGCATCCTTTGACTTCGAACGTCCATTTTCTGTTACAAACGCAATCGCTGCACCCTTTTCTGTTGCTGCCTTTGACAAAAGTCTGTAAAGGTATACTATCTTTTTTCCAGCTACAGCTGTCATAGTTGACTGTGCCATGTCTATTCCTCCTAACTAATTGTTGTGTTAATTACTTTCTTATTTTGCTTTTAGCTAAATGTCCATGTAAATTCTAGTATTCCGTGCAATAATGCATGAGCGGTCGTATCGTCCTCCATGATTGTTTGATTGGTTTCTACTAGATTCCATGAGCGATTCTCTGTCGTCTCTATTCCTCTTACGATGTCCTTGACATCAAGTAGCATCGTAGAGAATGTGCCTCTCTTAAGCATGTTGTTGTGCCATACGTGAATAGTCAGTGCCACCGTGCCGAATAGTGCAGTTTTGTTCTGCGTGTCCGTCTGCGTGGTCCCAGCCATCACGATGAATGGATACTCAACCTCTTTAGATGGAATGACTGTATCAAATACTAGTATTCCAAAGCGTTTTTCTAGATCTTTGCGGACTTTAGCAAATATTTCTTGCTGTGGGTCTCTTCTCATTTCCACCTAACCTTTCATGATTTTCTTTACATCCCTTATAAACTTTGGTTTAACCTTTTCAAGAGCTGGCTTAACGAACGGATGCTCTTTCATGAACCTTGTACCGTACTCTAGGTATGGTGCGTACTCTGCTGTTGGCTCAACTGTCACGCTCATACCATCGTCGCCCTTACTGAGCTTGATGCTCCTTCGCAAAAAGCCAGTCTTGACGGGTGCTTTTTCGACCATGACCTTGTTGAGGTCTGCACCATGCTTACTAATGCAAGCCTTGACATCGACCATCTTCTGAGCGTGCTTTAACGCATCAGACAGCTTGTCTGCTCCGCTTATCTTGATTGACATATCAATGAACCTCGGAGGCGATAAAAGTCGTCTTGAACCTTAAATTTCGTCTCTTATCTATGCGATACTTCTTGCCTTTGTACTCGATATAGTCCGTTTTGATACCGACATCATTGGTTGGTACATGTATCATCAGCACGCCCTCTCTTATTTCGCCATACACTAGCTTTACGACCTCATCTGATGCGTCACAAACCGATGCAATGATAGGCTCATTGTATGTATCACCGTTAGTGTCATAGTCGCCCGTATTTTCGTCGTAAAGGCCTCTATTCTCTTCACATGGGGTGATTACTTTGTCGTATCTCATATAAATCTCACCCTTCCTTGAGTGCTTTTATCTTTATTCTTGAGATACAAAGCAATGTCCTTTTCGTATGGCTTAAAATCATCATTGCTCCATGTCATCTGTTCGCCCTCAACATTGTGCGATGTCAATCCTTCTGAGCCGATGCGGTTAAATCTTGCGACGGATACCTCAATGACAATGTATGATAGTTCTTGAGGCACTTCGTCGCTTGATAGCATGAACTTGAGTCTATTCTCGGTCAAATATACAATCTGACTTAGGACGCTTTCGTGCAGATAGCTTACTCGTCCTATTAGTGCCTTGATACTATCTAAATACATTACTCTTCGCCTTCGCCTTCCTCAGTTACATCTGCTCCATCAGTTGCCTCAGTTACCTCTGCGACTTCGTGCACTTCCTCGATTAGAGGGTTTCTTAGTGGATTGTCTCCGCCCATCAGCTCGTCGATTCTCCACTCTGCTGGCTCATATCCCTCTCTAGGATATGTATCGCCCTCGTTGTACTCAAAATAGGTTCTCTCGCCCTTTTTATCCGTTGTGAAGTCCTCTAGGTCATGGAACTGCTCTAAAACTCTATACATATTGATTTTCCTCCTTGTTACATAAAACAAAAGAGAAGGACTTGTTTTTGCCCTTCCCTTTATTTCCCCCTTTTAGGCTCTGTCTGTTGCCTACTCTCTAAAGGCTTATGCTCCAGTTACAGTCACCTTTGCAATTGCCTTCTTTGTGTCAGCTGGAACATATTCGCCAGCACTTCCAGCACCCTGTAGAGCTAGTCCGTTGAAGTCCTCTGACTCGATTGTTCTTACGACATTGATTCCAGTGAATGCCTTACCGCAATTCTTTACGTATGCGTATACCACTTCCTTTGTCTGGAATAGGTCAGCTGGTACTTCCTCAATCTCAAAGCCCTTGAATTTGAGTATCATATTGTCGTCTACGTTCACAGATGAACCCTTTGAACTTGTAGCAAGTCCGCTGTCTACGATTGCGTTGTACACATCAGGTCTTACCTTTGCCACCTTTACTAGTCCGTTGCGAACCTTTACATTTGTAAAGTGAGCTGATAGCTGTGAGAAGATTTCAGCAACATTGTCCTTTGTTACTGATACACCGCCAGCAATTGTCTTGCCAGCACTGTCAGAGATGAACTTTCCGTGGTGAATATTGAACTGTCCTACCTTAGCCTGAGCCTGTAGCTCTAGTCTGTCTGCTACTGCTGTCTCAAGGTCTGCGTTTACTGTAGCTCTGTCAAGTCCTTCGTGGATTGCCCATGTCCATGTGTAGTCCACATCCTTATCTGAGTAGATTACTTCTTTTCGCTCACCGAATCTTGATGTCTTTCCTGTGCCAGCACCAAAGCCTGTAGCTGGGTCATTGCTGTATGTACCGACTACTACTGGAATGTCTGAGGTCTTGATTGAAAATGCTGTCTTGTTATTTGCCACTCCATCCAGTGCCTCGATTGTGTCACCCACAAAGAAGTCCGCAAAGTATGCCTCTGTGCCGAATACTCCAGCAAGGAGCTCCTTGAACTCTTTGCCATACATTGTGATTCCACTTCCGTTATTCTCGCCCTGGGCAAATAGCTGTAGGTTGAATTTTCTCTTATCCATTTTTAATTCCTTTCTTACTTTCGTTTATGATTTCTTATACTTGGCAATCTTCTGCTCAAGTGGGCTGAGATTGCCGTTATTGTTATTAAAGTTGTTAGGTGTTCTGCCAGTTGCTCTTTTAACCTCTGCAGCCTTGAGTTCCTTTTCAACAATGCTAACAAGTTTCTCAATGTTGCCCTTTGTCTTTTCTGCATCACCATTGACTACTAGATCTAGCATATCCTTATTTGCCTCAATGCCAGCCTCGGATAGTAGAGTTGACGCTGTATTTCTGAGCTCCATCATTTCCGACTGTGCTTTTAGCCTTGCGTTTTCCTCACGCATCTGCTCTAGCTCGTAGTCCTTTTTCTGCTCTGCGTTCATCTTAGCTAGCTTTTCCGCCTCGGTCTGAGCCTTCTTCAAGTCCTCTTTGTACTTGTCCTCTAGCTTGGACTCTCTTGTCTTGATTGCTTTCTCGATTCTGCGGTCAAACTCTGCTTGATTCTTAGGGTCCTTTAGGAAGTCGTCAAAGCCGTTGCTCTGCTCTCCTCCGTTATTTCCCTCTTTGTTTGGTTCTGTAGGCTCTGTGCCATTACCACCATCGGTCCCAGCATCATCACCATCTGCAAATAACTGTAGTTCCCACTTCTTAATAACTTCCATGTTCTTTTCCCCTTTCGTCCAACACATTGGAATCATATTCCCCCATGTCATCCGCTGTTATAAGATTTATGACTTTTACATTATCGGAGTAAGCTGACGCCACTCCGTTTATGCCTATAAAAAAAGACTCTCTCAGAACTTTCCCTTGTTCTGATAAAGCCTTATGCTCTACGAAGGCTCTCCCTTCGCCTATGCTGTATTTTATTTCGTCGCTTGACAGATTCGCCACTGACTCAATATAAGTCTGTAATAGTGTCGATATGGCACTGCAAACGATGTCTTGTCCGTATGGTCCGTAGTCTGCGTGACCCTCAACGGATATTCTGTCATTGCTATTGTAAATTGTTATCAAATAAGCACCTCAATAAAAAATACACAAGCTCAGTCGAGATCTCGTGTATTTTATCTGCTATTCTTCTGTATTAGACTCCGGTTTAAAACCGATTCCATTATTACATTCTTTTACTTTCTTTGGTCTTCCTTCAAGATACCATTTTCGAGGAATGCCATCAGGGTACGCCTTACAACGACATTTGTGTGAATTTTCATCGTAGCAGAAGTGTTCACATTCCATACAATCTGAAAAAACTACCATCCTGTATACTCCTTTACCAAATTTACAATTCGTTGAGATACCTTCTCTCCATTTTTTATTGCAACTACGCCCTCAGCAATTGTTTCAGCACCATCTAAGCTACCATCGTTATAACTTGATATACCTGGTATGAATTTCTGCCTAACCTCTTTTTCTAATTGGAGAAACTCACTCCATGTTTTGCAATCTTCAAAGGTTTTAAAATGTGCCGCCTCGTGAAGTATTAAGTCATCTAAATTTCTACCCGCAAGATTGTGTTTTATATAATTATTATATATCCTTGCATTAAACGATTCAATATCTTTATTCCAGTTAAAACTAGAATTGATATTCAATTTTGCTTTATATATCCCATCTTTTGAATAAGGTACATATGTAAACGGAGCTCCTTCGTTATCAAAAGGTGCAAACTCAATATTATCAATCGTAATATTGTAATTCGATTCTATTCTCTCAAGTGCTTTAGAAATTCCCTTTTTTAAAGTGTCATCAATTTGATTAGACTCTAACAATTCCTGTGGCAATTCAACGTTTTTGTTAAGCGACTCAGTTTCTATACTCGCTGATGTGCTACACCTACAGTTAGGATGTAGTGGCGGTGCATTTTCGCCCACCATCATATCCCTAACCTTGAACGTCCTTCCGTCCATCGGTCTGCAAATAGGGCAAGCACCTACTCCTATCGTGATGAACTGATACTCGTCATACCCGCATTGTTCATATGCGTTTTGTTGTGCTTTCGTCTGCACCCTCGCAAGTTCTGTGATTAGCAGTCGCTCTGCATTGTACCTCGATGTTCCGAATACCTTTTGAAGTTCTCCAGCTAATGCCTTAGGATTGCGTCCTTGTATCAGTCCTGTTGATATCAGAGTGTCAAGCTGTGACTTGAGCAAGGTCTGATTGTGCCATATCCTGTCGGAGAATGTAGCGTTATAAAATGATTGTCCGATGATGTCTTCGACGGCTTTTCTGCTGTCGTTAATGCTTTCACCTAGTATTCCAGACTGTCTCTTAAGCTCCTCTCGTGTTCGCTCGGTCATTGCCTTGCGTGTGATGTCCTCTAGGTCTTGATACGCATCTACCAGCTCTAGTCCGATATTTGCCTTAAGTAGCTCCAGCCTATTCACCTTCATGGTGAGGTTGTAGAGCCTCAGCTCCTCGTTTGCTTGGTCTGAGAAGTCTTTAGTCTTAACATATCGCTTTGCCTTATTGCTAAAAGCCTCTATATCCATCTGTGAGGCTCTTTTCTTAGCCTCGGCAAGTGTGATTCCCTCTTTACTTGCATATCGCATATAAAAGGCTTTTATTTCCTTGTCGATATTTACAGACGCATTGTCAAAGACACGTTTCACCTCTTTGAAATATGCTTGCTCGTCCTTGATTCTGTGCCTTATAGCCTCGGTCTCTCGTTCTCGCCAATAGTCAACACTTGGGTTCCGTCTCTTTCTCCTCGTCATGATTCTGCTTTATCCTTTATTCGCTCTCGCTTGGCTTATTTTCGTCAGCAAAGAGCATGTCTACTGCTGATAGTTTCTTTCTTGCCTCTTCCTCTTCCTCGTCCATCTTCTCTATCTCTCGTCTAACATCTGGAACGATTGACAGTACGCTCAGCTGAGTTTCCTTTGATACGACACCTTGCAATGTTGATGCAATCTGTGCCTCGTTCTGTGTGTTGACCGGTATATTTCTAGTCGTCTTTATCTCAATGTCTTGATAAGCTAATGGATCATGTACGTTTGTCGCTAGACTGCAAAAGATTTTGTATCGCTTTCTCAAGCTTTTCTCAATCTTTCTGTCAAAGGTCAGTGCAAGATTGCTCATTGCTTGGAGCTTGTATGCTAGTGATACTCCGCTCGCTGCATTGCCGAAACTCTCGTCAGAGATATTCGCCACCATAGAGATTTGATATATCAGTGTCTCAAGTCTGTTGAGTAGGTTCTCTTGTGTTCCGTCTGCTGTTGGTTTCTGCAAGAACTGAATAAGAATATCCTTTGCGTTGTCAGTACCATACAGATTGATGATTCTATTGTCCCGGATATGTCTCACTCCGTCATCATCAAGCTCAGCACCTAAAATCGCAAGATAAGCCTCAGCGAACGCATCAACATCGTTAGCCTTTTCGCCTAGTGTTGCGTTGTACGTCTCAACAAGTCCAGTGATAGGCTCAAATAATCCCATTCGCTCGTCGTTCAGTCTCCACTCAACACAAGGGATAAAGCCGTAAGGGTTCTCCTCTGCCTCTGATACCTTCTTGTCCTCAAAGGTGTATATGAAGTTCTTTGTGTAAACCTCGCCATAGGTCTTTCCAGCCTTGTCGCTAGATTGTGGATATATTCCATACCTAACGGCAAATAACGCTCTTTGACTGAGCTTATCGTCATACACAACAAAGAGCTCTTTGGGTGAGATTGACGATACCTTTGTCTCGTGTTGCTCATTCTGATACATGAACTCAAACGCATGTCCATATATACAGCACTTCTTTACCATTTCAGCCTCGTGGTCGGTGATTTCGTTCTGTCTGCCGAAAAGCTGTATAGCATCGTTCACCTTTTCATCTGGATGCGTCACCTTGATAGGCACTCCATATCCGTATCCTGTAAATGTATCTGTGATGTATCTAGGGAAGTTTACTGCTAGTCTGTTATCTGGTTTCCAGTTCTCTTTATCTGGACCCTTAAATATGTCGTGAAAACCTTTGTACATGTTCTCGAGGTACGTATATCTCTGTAACATGTTGTTATGCTTTGCGATTTGCTTTTGGATCAAGTCGCCTTTGATACCTTCGCTTAGCTCTTGCTCGCTGCATACAAGTGCGTAAGGTAACACATATGGTCTTTTCGATTTCATATCTACTAGATTCCCTCCTTAAATGTCTTTAGCTTAACTGTTGACGGCTTTCGCCAGTCCTCGATTCCATATCGAAGTGCTGCCATTGCGTCATCAAAAAAAGGAACTGGCTCATCTAGGTACTTGCCTGACTGCTCGTCCTTCTTCCACTTCCATTGTTCAATTTCCCTCTTTGTATTCACACAAGATGGATGTATATATATCTTACGTCTTTTTAGCCAGTCAATCTGAGTGGCTTGGTATTTCTGCTTGGTTGTCTTTTCTTTCGTGACGCCCTCTGCCTTGTAGCCAGCTTTCTTCCAGGTCTTAATCCTATCGGGCTCAGCTGAGTCACACCACATTTTACCGACAAGGTCCATCTTGTCAGCTATGTCTATAATCTCCGATGTGTCCTTCTCGTAGACGTATATTTCTTTTAGGATATATATGTCGTCGTCCTTGATTGCAAGCTGTAGAATTGCGTTTGCGTGGTTAAAGCCGAAGTCTTGACCGATTGCCACATCGTCGTAGTCGTTTGCATTTTGACTGATGTCAGCGACTTCCCAATTCTTCAGAACTAGTCCTCCGATTTCTCCCCAATCGCCTAGTCCGTATATGCGATAGCCGTCTGGATCTACTTCCTTTCTTCTCTGCATTCTCGCCTTGTACGCATCGTCTATAAAGCGATTGTCAAGGTAAGAACTGTGGCAAGTGAGTGTATTCTCGTCTTGCCTGTCGAAAAATTGTTTTTTAATCCAGTGATTTTTATTGACTGGATTAAATGTCATTTTGATTTGGTAGAATTGACCACTTGGAAGATTTCCTCGAAGTCTATCGTCTATGATTTCAAAGTCGGATTGTGTTAATTCCGTCGCCTCTTCTATCCATACATCTGTCAGCTTACCCTTTTGGAATGTGATTGACTTGAGTTTCTCTCGTTGCTTTTCGTCATTCACTCCTCTAAAGATAATCATATTCCCATTGATGCATCTTATCTGAAGAGGTGACAATCTGCACTCAAAATACTTTTCAAGTCCTAGTCTGTATATCGCTCCAGTAAGCTCTGCGTATGTGCTGTCTCTATTGGTCACATCAGACTTACGAATACACACAAGGTTTCGCCCTTTGTCCTTTAGTAGCCTTATAAGATACTGCTGAGCTGTGTCTACACTCTTTCCGCTACCAGCTGAGCCTTTGAGTGCTATATATCGCTTTTTACTGCGATGTACTTCGCTAAAGGCTTTATTGCTTTGTATTTGTATCTTCTGTGCCATAGTCCACCTCAATGCTTAGACTCACGTCACCGCTAATGTCGACTTTTTCTGTAAACGCACCATATCGCTTACCTAGTAGCTCTGCTGCCTTAATTCTGTCCTTTTCGTCTGGAGTCTTGTTGATGAGCCTTGCCTCAGACAATCCCTCGCCTAATCCCTCGATGACAACAACAGCACTCTTTGACTGACCTCTCATCACAGCAGTGAGATACTGCAGTACTTCCTCTTGCTTTGCGATGGCTTTATCGTCTAATTCCTTGAGCCTTTCGTCTATATAAGCCTTGATGTTAGGTTTTTCTAGGTTTTCAACTGCTATCACACCAGCTGTTTTTTTACTGTATCCCGCTTTTATTGCTGATTGTGTCGCATTCCCACTGATGATGTATTCGTCAGCAAATTTCTTTTGTTTAAGAGTTAATTTGTCTTTTTTCTTCACAATACACCACCACCTTTCTAGCAATTAGCTTGTTTTATTAGACAAACACAAAGGACACCTCTATGACTAGAAGTGCCCTCTGTGGAGTGATTATATAAAATATTTACAAAAGGAGTTCGCCCAATACCTCTTTTCACTAACTACACTATAGCACCTTAAAAATGTGAATGCTGTGAAACTTTTTAGATGTTGCTCCTCTTCCAAAAGCTACTGAGTCGCTTTGAGATTGTTGAACGTTCAAGTCCCATGATCTCGCCTATTTTCTCGTGAGTTTCCTCGTTGATACAATATAGCCTTAGTATCTCTCTGAGCTCTATGTCTTTTACTTTGTCGATTTCACTCTCTATGCTCTTGATGGCTTGCTCAATCTCTCCTAGTTTGTTCTCCAGCTCCCTCTCTCTCTTCCTAACCACCTTTTCGTCAATCTCAACGCCAATTAGTGCTTTAGGTATTCCTTTGCCTGTTCGATAGTCCTTGTAGTAGTCTGTAACTATCGTATAGGGTGGATGTGTAATGGAATATCTTAGTCCCTCTGCAGCTCTGCGTAGTGTCTTCAGCTGTCTTACTGATTCGTAGTCTATCATGGCTATACACCTCGCTCTGCTCTTATATCTGCCTTTACTTTCTCGACTGCCGATTTTCCGTCTACTGCTGGTTGCCAAAATTCAATTGTGCTTATCAAACTCCTCTCACAGCTCTCCATGTCTTGCTTGAACCTCTCATATTTCATGTCGTCTTTGTCTGTTGTGAGATATCTTACATACTTGGATCTAAACTCCCCTGATGCAGACTCTAATATGCGGTAAATGATTGTCAAAGCTCCGTCCTCGTGAGCCTCGTCCTTTTTCAGTCTTATATTTGCGTTTCTTTGAAACTCACTAAAATTCTCGTTGTACCAATTGATAACAGCTTGCTTTGGGTCTTCTGATGGCTCAGAGTGGGTCATACATCTGTAGCACTTTACTGCGTACTGGCGTGATGTCTTGTCAAACTTTCTCCCCCACCTCCATAGATGAGCTGAGCCTCCACAAAACGGACAAGCCTTTTTCATCTCTTTGATTAAGTTACTCACTGCTGGGTTTAACATTCGCTATACCTCCGATTCATGCTCCTTTAGGTATTTCTCATCAAGTAGAAAACTGATGTTGCAAGCCATATGTGCAAGGTGGGATAGTCCACTCTCCTCATCAACCTCGTCGCCCTCAATGTATGCTAGTAGATGACGATATAGTGCGTCTACATACCTTTTCGGCTCTACCTTTCGCCAATTCTCGCTATCTCCGTACTTCTCTGTACCATACATTCGCACCTCAGCTACTGCTTTAACAAGCTGAGGGTTTACAAGGGATAGCTCTAACTTCCCCTTGTCTGCTTTTGCCGATTGGTCTTTACTAATTCCGTTTACCTTTGCTAGTGCGTCCCCATTCTCGTCGATGTATAGTGCGTTTTCCAACTCGTCAACCACTCCACCTAATTCATTGTTTAGTTCGTTGACAAGGCTGATGATATTTTTATATGCATTGTTTGCATCCATACTGTTTGAATATGTGTGTCGAAAATATTGGTTGTCGGATTCCCTAATTCTGCCTCGTACGAACAAGGTGTCTCGTCTTAGAGCTGGTGACCCATCTGCACGAATCGTAAAGTAATTGTTATTTCTGATTCTTCCACATCTCCTCAAAAACTCATTTTGCTCCAGCACTCTTCCTGAAATTGTTGTGCCCTTTAGCTTTAACTCTATTTTTAGTCTCATTACCAACACTCCCTTTCAATCACTTCTAAATCGTGCTTGTATTCTTTTAAAAGCTTGCTCAATAACTCCTTGCCTACATCATTGACTGCTTCATCCTTTAACAGGTTCTCGATGTTCTCAATTTCCGATTCAAGGAAATTGCTTGCGTAATTTATCAATCTATCTTGTGGTATCATTACTGTTCCTCCTTGTTAAGTCTGTGCCACTGTGGAATATTATTCTCCACCAGCTTATGTATCTTTGCTCTAACATCATCTGCTATTTCAAAGTGCTGACTTGCACAACAGCGCTCCAGCTCGTCTAGCAAGTCGTCTAATTTGCTTTTAAAAACGTTCATCGTTACACCTCCATCAACTCAGGGTTTTCGTATATGTTTCCTAAAATCTCAAATTCCCCATTAAATTGGCTTAAATATACATTTACACTCCGTGTAATCTCGTTATCATCAAGAATATATGCTACACTTTCGGAGGAATATTTAACTACACCTATCCAACTTGCAAAAGATGATGGTTTCACGATATCTCCCTCGTATATCTCTGCTCCGTTCTTGTCTAACAGTCCTGTTGATTGCATAAGAACCGCGTCTGGATATTCTCCTGTAACAAATAGTGGTCCGTATGTGTATTCTGAATCAACCTCGATTTCACATGTGATTACATCCGAGGTCATGTCTATTCCCACAACCCTGTTCATTTCTTTTGCATTGACACACCATGCTCTAAATTTTGGTATCATTTCTCACCTCTTCAATCGTTTCGCATCCATATCTATAAGTTTGCACCAATCAGGCCTTTCAATGTCCTTTCCAATTTGAGACCGTAGTACTTGTGTGTACTTTCCATTTTCGTTAAAGTCGATATTGCATACATATCCGTATGTATTCTTGATATTTAATTTAAGGTCTATAGGTTCTATCCTATCTTCACTCGACCAAAAAGGTTTGGTGTATTGATGTCTGCCAAACGGACATTTATTACAATGTTTTGGAATTTCCATTGGAACTTTATACATCTCTATTCTCCCAACTTTATATTTTTCATGTGATTGCTCTCCTTTAAAATCTCGTTGCCCTTTTGCTCCTCCGATATTTCTTTGATAATTTCATCTGCCGATTCCTCAAAGACTTTTGTTAGAAACCTCTCAAACTGCCTTTTTGCTCTTCGCTTTGCAAAATACTTTGTCAATGTGTGTCCAGCAACACTTCCGACTATCACTGCTAATACTGTTACGATTGCATATGCTAATATCATTCTTTTTACCTCTCTTTATTCTTCAAAATCTCGTCATTTCTCTGCGTTTTCTTGTAGCACCATATACAGAGATTTACTTCCCTGTTGCCGATTACTGCACTGTACTTTCCATACTCGTTGATTCGTTTTCCGCATAGTTCGCACTTCATTTGCGACTACCTCTCTTATCTATCAGTGCCAGCATGACCAGTGTTGCACAAATCACTATTGTTATTTTTAATGCCATATCTTTGCTCCTTTCTGTAAGGCTCTATTTTTTCGTTTTAAGCGATTTTAATTTTCAAACGATAATTCTATCGCTTGATAGGTTATCCTCGCTCTGAGCGATTAAAACCTTGCTCAAAGCGATATCGTATAACCTATGTTTGATTGCTATATGCTTTTGAGATTCTTTAGAACCTCTTTTGCCATTTCGTGATGTCGTTTTTTATCCTCTTCAGTCAGTGGCTTTTCTCTAGCCTCCGACTTCCCCCTCTTAGGCTCAGCCTTTCGTTTCTCCCACTCATCATTCCTAGCAAATGTAAGACATGCTGCGTAGTGATTTTTTCGTGTGTGTTCCGTCAGCCATATGCTCACCTTGTCGATTAACTGATCTACACGCATATACTTTGATGTCAGCCTTGCGTATTCATCGTCCGTCAGAAATACGTTTGAGAATTCCCCATAAGGGTGTGTGTTTTCTCTTTCTCCCTCGCCCTTAATAGAGTTATTCATATACACACACTTATTAGATATATCTTCTTTATATTTCTTTACATTCTTAAGATGTGGTTGATTGTTGGTTAAAGTGTTGGTTGATTTGCTGGTTGATGTTTCGTTTTCGAATTGATATGATGACCAATTTTCAATGGTTACAAGCGAAAATTTGTTGGTTGATTTGATGGTTATTTCGTTGGTTGATGCCAATTTGTTCAGCGCAGTCCTCACTTGTTGCCTTGATAAGCCTGTATTTACAGCCAATGCGTTCGTTCCGACTATCACTTGCCCTGGAAGAATTTCCATCCCTTGATAGCTGGTTTTTCTAAAGCTAGCAGTCAGTAACAAGTGTAGAAATACCACTTTGACATTTACGTCCGTGTACCATTCCCAATCGACTAATTTTCTATGAAGTTTTATGTATCCATTCAGCTTGTTGTTCATTTTGCTCATATCTCTTAATCTCGACTATCACTCTTGGTCTTTGTGTTGTGTAAAACTTCAGTATGTGCAAATCTATGATTTGCGTATCGTCTTTGTAGGCTACTTCATTCAGTGCATCACACACGACTTTTGCGATGTTGTCAGCATCAGGCTTTTTCGTCGGATAAAGTAGTCCGTTTTCAATATCTGCCCTTTGCTTTTTAGTAAAACTCTTTGGAATTTCAAAGAGTGCCACGATTTTCATCGCTAACGGCTCTTTATCGAACCAAAATTCGACGTTTTCAGATGCCTTGTAACATTCTTTGATGTAATTCTCATAAAGCACTGTATTTGTCGGTGTGACGCTCTGAGAACGCCCTAGACGATGGTTATAGAACGTTCTCGCTCTAGCTTTTCCTTGTGGTTTTCCCCACATTTCGAAAACTATCATATTGCGTCCTCACTATATGCCTAGAATGGCACATCTTCGTCAAGTGCCTGAAAATCGTCAGGCACATCGCTATCATTAAAGCTACTTGCCTGTGCTCCACTATTTGCTGGTGCGTTGCTCTGTGGTCTATCTCCCCATTCTAGGAACTCTACTCTATTCGCTATCACATCAGTGGTGTACACTCGCTTTCCGTCTTTGTCCTCATAGCTACCAGTTTGTATGCTACCTTGTACAGCTACCATTCTTCCCTTAGCAAGATATCTATCGCAGTTCTCTGCAGTCTTGCCGAATGCCGTTACTCGTGGGAAGTCTGCCTCTTTTTCCTTACCAGCCTTTACTGGTCTATCTATTGCAAGTGTAAATGTTGCGACTGCCATCTGAGACGTGGTGTATCTTAACTCCACGTCTCTTGTTAGTCTGCCGATTAGTACTACATTGTTCATTATGTCATCTCCTTTTGTTAATCAAATAAAGTGCTTGCGATGTCGCTTTCTGTCTCAGCTGTTGCGACTGGATCAAGTGTAGGAATTTCCTCTGCTGGAGCTGGTCCTTCCTCGACTACTTCCTCAGCCTCTACTTCTACGACTTCAGCTTGGTTGTTGAAGTAGCTGTCATCACTTTCAACATAGTTCTTTGTGCCATCCTCGTGTATAACTGCCATGTCGTTGTCAAAAGCTGTCTGCATTTCGATGCTCATAATTCCCCATTTGCTGATTAACTGTCTGAGCATTGTCTTATATGCCATTCCATCAAAATCCTTTTCCCAGAATGTAAAGCCTTTCTTTGCCTGATAGCCTCTTGAATACTTAAGTGCGTGTGACTCCATCTTCTCACGGCTCCAGTACATAGCCTTTCTAAAGCCGTTGAGGTACTCAAACATTGCATAGTAGCCTGTCGTTCTTGCCTCTTCCCTCTGTCTTTCGTCCTGAATGAGATTGACTTCGATGTCCTCTTCAAGTGGGTTAAAGCTAACAAGCTCACCCTCTTTGATTGCCATGACATTGAGTTTCTTATAGTAGCCACTGCGAAGAGCCAGCTGTATATATCCTTTGTATCCTAGCTGGAACTGTGCCTCTGTAGTGCGTGTCTTGTTGTTCTTAAACGGCACAAGGTAATATTGTCCTAGCTGTGGTGATGGTGATAGCTTTAGGCTTTCTCCGACAAGTGCAGCACTGAGTATCGACTGATTTGTGCAAGCCTGTAGGTCTTTATTCTGAGTGGTTGCCGATACGATCGCAGTGATTAGTCGCTGTCCATTTTCGCCACCGATTACCTCGTTAATCTTTTTCCTTACTGCGTCTTGTGATAGATATGCTCCGATTCCTAGTCTGCTATTCTGCTTTGATAAACTGTTCTGTACTGCCATTGGTATGTTCTCCTTTTTTTATAAACTCATTGAATTTGGTGTAACTGTTTCGCTGTCTTCCTCACAAAGCAAGTAAGACACTTTGCGATTGAAGAAATTCGATAGCTCTAGTAGTGTTGTGATGTTTGGGAATGTATTTCCGTTTTCGATATTGCACACAGTTGTCTGTGATAGGCGGCAAGCTCTTGCCAGTGCTTGCTGTGACATTCTCATTGCTTTTCGCAATTGCTTGATTCTCTGTCCGATTTTGACTTGGTTATATTCAATCATTTCGCCACCTACTTTATTGACTTGATCTCGATACCTCGGTTGTCGCAAAACTCTTTGAGTGCTAGTGCATCGTCTTTAGATAGCAAAGCCACAAACTTAATCCACTGCCTTTTGACTTCGACTGCTTGCTGTGGTTCTTCCTCAGCAACCTCTTCAAGTTCTTCATGTAGATTCGCCTCGGCCTCTGCCTTTGCTCTTTCCTCGGCTTGTTTCTTAGCCAGCTCCTCTCTAGCCTTGACCTCAGCCTCATGTTCTAGCTTGCGTTTCTGAATGTCTGCAAGTCTCTGACCCTCTGCAATTGCACCAGCAAGGTCAAGTGTCTTCTTGTAGTGCTCAAGTGCCTCAAAGCTGTACTCTTTTAGTGAGTTGATTGTTGTTACATCGTGTCCGATTCGATATACAGTGTTTGTCAGCTCCTCCTCGATTGATTTGAGGCTAACGGACTTGTTGAGCCACTTAGGGTCATATATCTGCTCAAGTGTGACGAATGACTGAAAGCCAGCTTTGTTGAAGAGCTCTGTTATCTGCTCGTGCTTTTCAGCTTTCTCTCTGTCCTCAAATTCTGTTATCTGCTCACCAATTAGCTTGACCGGTTCGTCGATGATTGCGACAAGCTCCTTGATTTGTTTCTCGAACTGGTTGTAAGGCTCTAGGCACTGTTTCTTGACTTCCTTTCGCTTGTCCTCAAGTGCTGTCTTGAACTTATTGAGCAGTGCTCTGTCAGACTTTGCATCCTTGATTGTTTCATCGGTGTACACCATGTTCTTATAAAGTGCCGACTTGTTTGTGATTTCCTCTTTGAGCTCCTCAAAGTTAAAGTCGATGACTTCTGGTGATTTCCATGTGTTGATTCTTAATTCCATTGTTTTGTTCTCCTTTTGATTTGATTAATTGAATAAATTGGTTTGTGGCTTATATCTGTGGTAGTACTAGAGGTGGTCTTGTGTCGCTCTTTATGTACTTCCAAAATTCCGATTCTTTTGAGCTGAGTAGCTCTATGTCTTCCAGCACATCGTCTCGATCTATTCGATAGTGCCTTGTGTGTAAAAAGACATCATTGTTGTAACTGTATTTGAGCTGAGCTTTTAGGATTGCAAAGTCAAACTCAGTGACCATCATGTTATGAATGAGCTGGATATAGTAGTTATCTGGGACCTTATCCTTCCACTTCTCTTTCTGCATCGACTTGAGAATCTCCGTCGTTTTGATTTCCAGTACGCCCATTTTTCCGTCTTGATCTTTTAGCCATCCGTCAAGGCTTGCGTGTGCGTATGGGTGTTTGTCGTTCACAAAGAGGTTGTTTTCTTTGTATCCGACTTGGAACTCTGGGAAGTCAAGTGCGAATAGTTCTCTTAGTGGTGCCTCTGCATTAGTTCCGTACATGACATAAGGTTTGTCTGAAATGTCCTCAGCCTTTGTTTTGCCAGTCTTAATCGCCCATAGCTTTTGATTGTCTGTGTATGGGTTAAGTCCTAGAATCGCAGCTGCGTCTGAACCACCGATTCTCGTTCGACCCTTGAGCCAATCCTCTCGGCTGTCAAAGGTCAGCATCTTAGCACTCACTCTGTACCTCCTCAATTCCTATCTGATTAGGATCCATTCGGTCCATCGTGTTCGCAGTCCTCAGTAGCTCGTACGCTCTCGAACGCATTTCATTTGCTGTGGCTGTCACATCTGCCTTTGTTCCTAGCCAATAGCCTCGGCTACTTGCCGAAGAGCATATCGGATGCCCTTGCTTGCGAAGATTGTGGATGCACTTCCTTATTGTTCGCTCATTTTCGCCCACCATACTGATTAAGTAATTTTTAGAGGCTGGCTTATCTGTTAGAATTGACAACAAGCGATTTTCTATGATATGATGTTTGTGGTTTGTGGCACTCTTCGGAGTGTCTTTTTTTGTGTCTAACATGTCTTGCTCCTTTGTCTTTTGCAAAGTCCAAAGCACTGCTCACCCTTTGCCATGTAGCGATAAAACTCTGTCATGGTGGCGTGTATGCTATTTCCTGTTACGTTGATTTTGTCTAAAACTTGGTTATTTCTGTCATAGATCACAAGGATAACTCGGTCACCGATTTCTTCGTGTTTCACTCTTAGAACCTCTCTCGATTCATCAAGAGATATAAAAGTATTAATATATCCCTCTAGTCGCTCCCTTGCCTTGCGGTCTTTTTCTTTGAGATATTCGATATACATTTTGTCCATTACTTCCTTAGTATCCTTTCTGCGTATGCTTTGCCGTCTTCGGTGTTGCCACTGTTGTAAACTGACAGTGCGTCCTCGTAGTTTCCATACTTGTTTAGTAGCTCAGACAATATGTCGCAGCCTACTGTTACGTTTTGTTCTGGATCATACAGATTTGTTATGCCGAGCCTTGTAAGTCTTTCCTTGTGCCAACGCTCCTGGATTTGCATTAGCCCTATTGAGTTTCCGTTATCTCCTTCAGCTGATGCAACCCATCCGCTCTCCTCTTCAATTAGT